AGACAAGATGATCAACCATTTGCAAAGTCTAATTGAAGAAAATAACCGATTTTTGGGTGGTACAAAATTATCCAAAGAAGAGGCATACAAATTAAGAACACTCGATAATTATTTAAAAGATAATGGTCGCGGTGGAAAAAAAGATTTGGCGACAATCAACGCTTTGCTCATGCAAAATTAGTTTTCTCTCTATTAAGTATAACTAATAATGGAACAATCAGTCGGTCAATGTGGTGGATATCGTTATGTCCCTTCCAGACGCAAGTCTCTTCGCAAAACTCGTCCCCAGTCTATTAAGAATAAAAAGGGCGGTGCTCGTCGTCGCATTAAGAAGACTATACGCCACACTCGCAAACATTAAAACAATTGCATAATTTTATCCCAGCATATATTATATCAACAATGGATAAAATTATGAAATCTCCTCTCATGAAATCACCAATTGTTAAGGGTGTTGTTAACTCACCAATTGTTAAGGGTGTTGTTAACTCACCAATTGTTAAGGGTGTTGTTAACTCACCAATTGTTAAGGGAACTGCTGATGCCATGAAAACTCGCACTGGTTTATACATAATTCTCTTTTTAGCGGTCACCAATGTTCTCGGATTTATTACCATGAACAATGTGAATGCACTTCTGTTGTTTGTTATTGTTGGCGTTGTTGCATCGCGATTCACAAAGAATATGTCTTATATTATGGTTGCTTCTCTGCTCGTCACCAATGGATATTTGCTCGTTCAGCGTAAAATGAGCCGCGAAGGAATGGAACCAAAGGGCAAAGAGGATGTTGCTGGAAAGGATGAAGATCCAGCAAATCCAGATGAAGATGACATCATTGAGACACCTGAAATCAAAGCAATTCAGGCGACGATCCCACCAAAGGGAGGCGTAAGACACACCGATGACGACGAGAAACCGATGGATATAATAGGTGTCAACGTCGATGCATCCGGCAACCCAATTAATCAGGTCTCGACGCGTAGCAATGACAAGGCCTCCAATGGAAATGACAAGGCCCGCGGCGGCAACAATATTGTCGGTGGGACTGAGACCAAGAAAGATGGCTTTGTCAGCAAAAATCAGCGACTTTCCCCAGGTTCTCTCGAACCCAAAAAGAAGGGATCAAAAACCAAGGTAGAAGACGATGATACCCGGGTTGATTATGCTTCTACCCTTGAGATGGCGTACGACAACTTGCAAACCATGCTCGGTGATGATGGAATCAAGGGTCTCTCATCGGAAACCCGCCGTCTTGCCAAGCAACAACAGAATCTCATTTCTTCTCTCAATGATATGGCTCCCATCCTCAAGGATGCTCAATCTACTCTCACCAACTTGAAGATGCCTGACATGAACTCGATGAAGAGCATTATGGGTATGTTAAAGGGGAAACAGTAATAAAAATTGATTGATAAAACATATTAAACATTCATTGATAATATGCTTTATCTGTGCTCATATGTCAACATTCGGTCGTTGGTTATTTCTGAATTGGCCACGTCTCTATTGGAAGACTGGTGTTGCTGTATGGCTTACAAAAGCAGGAATTGATACTAAAAAAGAACTGGATAATTACAATCATCATGGCCACGATTTCGAGAAGGCTATTCTTGAAAACACAGCAATAAATCTGGGATATTACTCGCCGAATGTATTGTTTTGGCCGGTTGGTTTCGCAGTTGACGGATACAAATTGGGTGTTATTAAGTATTATGAACGACAAAATAAGAAATAATCTCTCTTGATAGCATATAGCAAATGGCAAAGACATGTCCTCCTGGCGTTTTCTGTATTGAGAATTACACGTTCGTATTCTTGATAATCATTGTTACCATCGCAATCGGGTGGTTTCTCTCTAAATCAAAGACATTAAAGGGTGAACAAGAAGAAGGTCCGCATTCGGTTTTCAATGTATTGCCTGGCGGGTTTAACGCAGTATCCGGGGGATTTAACAATCTATCCGACAGATTCAATGTATTTGGCGGTGGCGACACTTTAACCGACCCTTATTTACCCCCTCTTAAAGACAATCGCTATTTTCCTCAGCCACAGCACGGCGGATATGGGTTGCCAATCAACGTGCGAACACAGGGATTTGACACAACATATCGTCAAGTCGGCATATTAACCCGTGTCGGTGCTGGTGGTGATCCTAAAGAGACAATCTTACCAGTCATGGGTCGCCCATTGTTTGCAAATCGCGATAAATGGCAGTTCTATACAATGAGTGACAGCAACAATTCCGTTAAATTGCCGATCAGTTTGGGTGGTAAGCACTGCACCGGTGAATACGGATGCGACGACTTGAACAACTCGGATACTGTTTATGTCGAGGGATACAACACGCCGTTTAAAGCGACTATTTATGAAAATGAATTTCCGCGTTATATTCCGTTTGTTTAAACACTTAATTTAATGATTCAGTCGAATTGTGTGACTAATCATTAACTAAAACTTAAAACTGAGAGAAATCAGTCAGCATTGGGAGTGGTTCGTATGCTGCTGTGAGTGGTCCCGACCCGCTGCCGGGTGCTAGATTATAACCAGCCGAATAATCCTTATTCACAAACGGCTGTGGAATAAACCCACTGCTATTATTATTGTTATTGTTATTCGGGCACACAGTCACATCAGGGCATTTAGGGCAAACAGGAGGGACTATCTGCGATTTAAGGATATACTTGTCTGAATCTTCATCATCTGGTTTCTCATTCTTGTCGTCATTCTTGTCTTCATCATTCTTGTCGTCATCATTCTTGGTGTAAGAACCCTGCGATTCAAGCCCTTCTTTCACCGAATATCCTAAATTCACCAACATCAACACGCCGATCACAATAAGTGCTAAATGGATTAACGTCAATTTCATGGTTAAAATATGTTTGGAAAAAAATTATTTGGTATACTATTAATTAAACGTGCGGTAGCAAAAAAAACTTATTTTATGGTTCTTTCTTAACAATGAAACCTAAAGCAAAAATAAAGTGGACACCTGAACAACAACGGCTCCTGATAAATTGGGCGGAAAAGGCGACTGGATACGCTTGGCTACATAATCGCAGTGTAAATTACTTTAAAAATCGCAACTTATATATTGCTATACCAGCGTCATTCTTCGGCTACATCGCCGGAGCCACCTCTTTTATTTCCAGTGGCGACAGTAGCATCTATTTAAGCACTGTCATTGGTGTTTGTGGTATATTGGCTGGATTGCTTACAAATTTCCAAGAGATATTCACTTTTAAGGAACTCGGTGAACAACATCGCATCTCTGCTCTGCGGTTTCTGTCCTTTTTTCGCGACATCAGTTGTGAACTCAGTATTCATCCAGACCATCGGAGTGACCCAATTGAATATATAACCATGAAGCGTATGGAACTGGATAAATTGCTAGAGCAGAGCCCAATGCCACCACAGTCAATCATCGACGAGTTCAACATCAAATTCAAGAAAGTTGAGATTCATAAACCGGATTTGGCCAACAATTTACAGACAATTATACCGTATGGAGCAGAAATGTGTAATAAGGTATTTGAACCTGCTCCTAAAACAAAGAAACAACTTATGAAAAAGTATTTCAACAAATGGAAAAAGAATACACTTCAACAAAAAGATAAACACAAAAATGGTGATGGATTAATGGAAGTTGCTAATTCTGAGACTAGTAGTATCGTATATAATCCAAATGACAATATACACATCAATGTTGACGTCGATACTGCTTCAACTGAGACTGTTTCGTCACATTCAGATGACCGCCGTCTCGTTATACCAATATACAGCGATATTGTCACTGGTTCTCCAAGAAGGGCAGTGGCACCGCTCACAGACATAATGGCTCGTTCACGTTCAGCACAGTCAAACAACGATCAATATTATTTACAACAAAGACACGATGATGTCATGATGAGGATCCGTGAATTGGAACAAATTAACGAAGAATTTGAGACGAAAAATGGCAACATAACCATTCTTTAACATTTGAAATTATTCATCTCGGAAATCACACACAAATTCAGTGTATTCATCGGATGGCTGGTCGATTTCCACTGATATAATGTCTCTTGCCCATGTTCCACACAAATCTGCGTTCTCCCCCCAGTAATCGCCTCCACCACGCATGTTTCCCTCGCACACCAGTAGGGGAAGTGGATGAATGTGGCTAACGCATTTTGTCTTGTCAACATATTGTTTCTTAGTGTGATTCACAATGTAACGATATTCATTGTATTTGTTATCATCTTTTATGCACAGCATTTGATTGTATGTCTTGTCTTCGACGTGTTTGTAAAGATTTTTGGACAAGCATTGCTCGTTGTCAGCATAATCACCTGCCCATACTATTCTTGACTTGTAAAATATTCCACTTGGACAAATTAGTTGTTCGATTGTTCTGACGAACTTGTTTTGCATAAAGGAATGCTCACACAATTTTGATCCTGAACCATAGCCATGTGGCGACAAATGGTACCGGACAACCTCTTGCTCACCGTCATCTGGTTTGTTGCCGAGAATAATAACCAAGTAGTACTGACCCATATTGTAATGAATTAGTGGAGAGAAATGTATTTAAATAAGTTTGTATACATGATTGTTTAAAAAATTGAAACACGCCGTATTCGTCATTGTTAATTCAAATTTCATCCATCTTAAAATGACAGCAACAACTCTCAAGCCATGCTTTATGCCCGGAATCATCGAGGCCGGTATTGACGAAGCCGGTCGTGGTCCAATGTTTGGTCGTGTTTATGCCGCCGCAGTTGTCTTAGACGAGAACAGCGGGTTCAACTTTGCTCTCATGAAAGACAGCAAGAAGTTCTCGTCAAAGAAGAAGATTAAGGAGGCATATGACCACATCAAGCAGTATGCCAATGCGTATTGTGTTCAATTCGCCGAGCATGATGTAATTGACGATATTAACATCCGTAATGCCACCATGAAAGCGATGCATGCAGCAGTCAAGGGGCTTGGTGTCCAACCTGATCATTTGCTGGTGGATGGTTGCGATTTCAAGCCATATATTTACATGGGTGAGGATGACGACGAGTATGTTTCAATCGCGAATACATGTGTTGAAGGTGGCGACAACACATACTGCTCGATTGCGGCGGCATCCATCTTAGCCAAGGTGGAGAGAGACCAATATATCGAGGAAATGTGTGATAAGTATCCGAAGTTGGATGAATACTATGGATTGAGGAGCAATAAGGGTTATGGTTGTAAGCGACAGATGGACGGTATCAAAGAGCATGGCATTAGTCGCTGGCATCGCCGTTCGTTTGGCATTTGTAAGACGTTTGATGAGTATAATGATGCGGATTCGGTTGTTGTCGATGCCGTTGCTAAGGAGGACTCACCTGTCGATGCCGTTGCCATAGCAACCAAACCCAACCCTAAACCCAAGGAATTCAAGTGCGACAAATGTGGAAAAGAATACGTCCATAAGGGTTATTTCGTCAAGCATCAAGCAAAATGTGGTGTTGCTTATTCTACAAACGAACTAATGATTCTCTCAATGTACAATACTGCCGTGTCGAATGGAGAAACGCCTTGCTATGGCTGATTCGAACCATAATTATCCTCCAATAAAAAATTGAAGTGCTTTTTATATTTTCTCTCCAAAGACATTTTCCCAGTCTCCCCAACCAACAACAATGCTCGTCCTCGTATTTGACACCGAAACCACCGGACTTCCGCCCAGGACTCCACGCAACGCTCCTGCACCGCCCATCGAAGAACTCGTCGTAACTTGGCCTCACATTGTCCAACTCAGTGGCCTTCTATTCGACACCAAGGAGAAGAAGGTTATCGAACTGTTTGACCACATCATCAAGTTGCCAGCCGACGTCCCACTTCCGGACGAAGCAGTTGCCATCCACGGAATCTCGCGTGAAATGTGCGAGACACAGGGCATTGACATCAAGGCCGCCCTCATCAACTTTGCCATCTGCTTCGAGAAGGCTCATTGCATTGTGGCTCACAACATCGAGTTTGACAAGAGCGTCCTCCAAGTGGAACTCCACCGCAACGACTACGTGAACATCTTCAACAAGCAACTCAAGTTGGAATACTGCACCATGAAGTACGGCGACAAGATCACCAACCTCACGATGGTCAGCAAGTTCAGCGGGAAGCCAATCAGGAAGGTTCCAAAGCTCATTGAACTCCATGAGCACCTTTTCGGAGTGAGTGACCGGCCACTGAATCTCCACAACTCGCTGATTGACGTGCTGATTTGTGCACGGTGCTACTCGAAGATGTCCAACAAGCAGGACATGTTTGAGTGGGAAGATGAGACGATTGAGAAGATGAAGACTATGCTGTATTTGTAATTGGTTTATGATTAATAAAATTGTGTATGTTTTTTGTTTTTTTGTTTTTTTTTTTATCTCTTTCTCTCCTTAAACGTTCTGCATAACAAGTTCCTTGTCAATTGTAACTTCTTTTGCTATGTTCGAAATGATCTTGTTGATCTGCTTTTTGTCATACTCTTCATCATCAGTTACACCCATCGATTGATTCATTATTACTAAATATTGATCGCTTGTCTTGGATTCACCGTTTATAAAGTCTGGATTCTGTTTCATCCACTCAGGCAACAACTTGATATTCTTGTTAGTGACGCTATCAATTGCCTTCTTTATCTTCTCATTACCCTCTTCTTTTTGCCAATTGTCGTGATCTTTGATGTATATAGTTTCTCTCTTAAGATCGCTACAATGGATTGGTCTTTTAAGTATATCTATGTTTTTAAGGTTGCGAATGAATATGTTGGATATTCCGGCGACATATCCAAGTTTTCCAGTGTCTTCCAAGTCTGTCAACTGAAGTTCGAGAGAACGAACAAAGTCGGAGAAATTCACTGCATCCTTGCAGTATTCATTAAGAAAGACCATGAGATTGAACTTGTTGTAGTTGATTGTGTTGTTGATGACATTCTTCTTCTCATTTGCCAGTTCAATGAGTTGCTTCTGAAGTTCTTGATTCTGTTTCATCATATCTTGTAGAAGAGCAGCCAAAGACAGTGTTTGGTCTTGTTGCTGTGCAATGATTGCAGTTCCTGACTGGTTATCGTTTGATTGTCCGCACTGCTTTCGATGTCGCCAGAGTCCTGACCTATCAGTGTAAAATTTACCGCAGTCACACACATATTTTGGCTCGATAACAGTAATGTGCGAAATGTGCTTTTTTGGTTGACAATCCGTTGCTAAAAGCACCTTACCATGTTTTTCGGTCTGGATGTGTCGGTTCCAATGCGATTTGTTACTGGTAGAATATCGGCAACCAAGACAATTGTAAAAAATGTGCTTTTTTGTTGACATCCGTTGATTATATATACCCTAAAGACCTTGTTTTTAACCTCCTTACTGAAAACTTTTTAGACCATAATCCAAAAATCACTGAAAAAAGTTGTGACCATTATGGTAAGGGTGCAAAAAACAAGGGTTTTTTAGAGATCCAGAGTTGACTTTTGAAAAATGGACAAAAATAAATGTCCAAAATCGAAAAACGATTCCGAACCTTGGAAATTTATTTGCGAATTTAAGTATTTTATTATCGTCATGTGAGATTTGTCACAGAACTGTGTGTATGGTGTAATTATGGTTTGGTGTAACTATATTCGCATGTTATATTTGTTAACTCGGATAATGGTGTTGTATCTAGTGTTGTACTGTGGTACTTTCTTACTGCTATGGTGTATTACCATGATCGTCACAATTCAATAATAGTTCTAGTACAAATTGTGTAAAATACGGGCAGAACCCGATGTGCTTTTTGGTTGACAAAATGGTTGCTAAAAGCACCTGACCATAAATTCGCCACCCGTTGCCACAAATTTGCACTTATTATGGTGTGGATTTTAGTGGGAACAAATTGAAATTTCAAAAAATGTGCTTTTTGTTGACAATCCGTTGCCGATCCCTGTCAGATCGAGGCTTGTGACTGAAAACATTTGTGACCATAAGTTAAAAATCACTGAAAAAAGTTGTGACCATTATGGTAAGGGTGTAAAAAACAAGGGTTTTTTCGGGAAGAAGAGTTGACTTTTGAAAAATGGACAAAAATAAATGTCCAAAATCGAAAAACGAATTGAGACCTTGGAAAATATTTTGCAGAATTTAACGGATTTTAAATGGTGTCATATGTTTTAGTGTGAAATATTAAATATGGTGTGAATATGGTCTCATATGTATCATAATGTATATAATACAGATGACACTGATAATGCGTGTAAACCATAATGTCATTACCACGTACTTTCGCATGGATATGGTAACAACCCAATACAGTCACAAATTCACTCGGTTGTCAGCACATTTTACTCAAAATACGAGTAGATTCCGATGTGCTTTTTGGTTGCTAAAAGGTTGCTAAAAGCACCTGACCATAAAAATCACCAGCGGTTCACATGAATTACATCATAATTCAGTCACATACACCAATGTTCAAAATGAAAAAGTTGAAAAATGTGCTTTCCGTTGACAATCCGTTGCCGATCCCTGTCAGATCGACCCTTGTGACTGAAAACATTTGTGACCATAAGCCGAAAATCACTGAAAAAAGTTGTGACCATTATGGTAAGGGTGCAAAAAACAAGGGTTTTTTCGGGAAGAAGAGTTGACTTTTGAAAAATGGACAAAAATAAATGTCCAAAATCGAAAAACGAATCCGAACCTTGGAAAATATTTTTTCAGAATTCTGCTAGTGAGACCATAAACTTTAAAAATCGAATGTATGTCCTTACTGAAGTGTGAGTGGAAAATAAAATATTCAAAAACGGGATACCCGAAAAATATTTTATGATGCAATTATAGTATCAATGGTTAAGACGAACACATTTCACAGTCTGGTTGAGCAACCGATGTGATTGTTTTGACAGGTTCGACAGTGAACTGCTGTGCTTTTGCTTTGGGTTTGGTGCGAAGGTAGTACATTCCAGTCTTAAGTCCCGATTTCCACGAATACATGTGCATCGCGGTGAGATTCTTGAAAGTCGGCTCAGCCATCCACAGATTCATGCTCTGACTTTGACAGATAAACGCACCTCGATCTTTAGCCATGTCAATCACCTTCTGCATTGAGATTTCCCATGCAGTCTTGTACTTGTCCTTGATGTTCTTAGGAATATCCAGTCGCTGAACACTCCCACCATCAGCAATCAACTGATTCTTGAGTGCTGTATTCCACAATCCCAGATCCATCAGTTCAGAGAGAAGATATTTGTTGACAATGATGTGATCACCTGCGTTTGTGCGTCTAACATAGATGTTTGACGTAAATGGCTCGAAACACTCGTTGTTGCCAAGGATTTGAGCCGTTGATGCAGTTGGCATAGGAGCCACAAGGAGCGAATTACGAACACCATAATCAATGATTGATTTTCGGAGAGAATCCCAGTCGTATCGACCAGGCGTTGGTGAGACACCCCACAAATCAAACTGAAACATTCCGTTTGCTAGTGGCGAACCAGTGAATGAACTGTAAGCACCGATTCGGGTTGTTGTCAACTTGTCCATTTCTTCTTTAATAGGACGATGTTGATTGAAAGAATGTTTGATGTAATTAGAAAATGAACCAGCAATGTCCATACTAGCTTTAATGGACTTAAATTCACCACTAATTTCATCATAATCCCACGTGTTCTTATATTCATTTTTAAGACCTTGCAATTTCTCTCCACGTTTGATGGCAATCTCATTGCTTTTCTTGATGGCACCATAATAAATGCTTTCAAATATGAGACGGTTAACTTCGCGAGCCTCTGCTGATTCAAACGCTAAATTCATCATAGCAAATACATCTGCGAGTCCTTGCACTCCAATGCCAATGGGTCTGTGGCGGAAATTACTGCGTTTTGTATTTGGTGTTGGATAATAATTAATATCAATCACTTTATTCAAGTTCTCAGTGACAATTCCGGCGACTTCAACGAGTTTCTCATAATTATAAGTGTTGGTTACAGGATCAACGAATGCAGCGAGAGAAATGCTTGCTAAGTTGCATACAGCCGTTTCTTCAGAGTTGGAATACTCTACAATCTCAGTGCACAGATTGCTCGACTTGATGGTGCCAAGATTGCGTTGATTCGACTTACGATTGCATGCGTCTTTGAAGAGCATGTATGGTGTACCAGTCTCAATTTGGCTGGTTAAAATGCTAAACCAGACATCGCGAGCCTTTACGACTTTATTGCCGCGGCCTTCTCGCTCATACTTTTCGTAAAGTGCGTCAAACTCTTCACCATATGCATCAGAGAGACCAGGACACAAATGAGGACACATAAGAGTCCAGTTGCCGTCCTTATCAACTCGACGCATAAAGATGTCAGGAATCCAGAGGGCATAAAAGAGATCACGTGCTTTCTTCTCTTCATCGCCTTGATTCTTCTTCATTTCGAGGAAATCCATGATGTCTGAATGCCATGGCTCTAAATAGATTGCGAAACTTCCATTGCGTTTTCCACCACCATTGTGAATGACAGCGGTTGTCGTCGAATAATTATGAGTCTTTGTCATTTGCAAGTCGTAGAGTGTCATGCCTGATGTTCGCATAGTGTTAATTTTAGAAATAGTGGACACGACTGTATTTCTGTAGCGAGTGTGATCAACTTCTATCCCTCCGGCTTTGCTTAACCCGAGCAATTCACAGATTTTTCGAGTCTTGGGAATACATAACTTGTAAATGGTTTGCTTTACATTCGATTCAATATAGAATGACTCTGTCTTGCAAATAGGAATTACACCCATTTTGAGTAAAATATATTTGATTCCTTCGGCAAATTCCTTGCTTTCGGTGGAGAAGAATGGATCGCCTAGACCATCAAGTTCATATAAGGCAATCAGCATTTTGGACACTTTTTCAACTGGGAGATTGAGCCACCTATAATGAATTTGCTTGTTTCCATTGGCATCGTAGAAATCGCTGTACTTGAAAGGAAGATTGACAGATTTCTCCCAATTGACGAGACGATATGGTGTGTTGATTGTCATGTGGTTTGATCTAGACAACCCGTCATAGACGCTGTCAAAAATATCATGAGCAATGCATTTTTTCATTAGATAATCCTCAATCCATTTGGCAAATGTGTCATATTCACATGGAACTTTTATAGAAACTCGGGTTGATGAATTTGAATAATTCCCGAATCTAGCAATGACACCATACATGTAGCATTCTTGACTTGTAATTTCATTGATGTCACGCGTATACTCAGGGATTGAAATAGCAATCATGTCCCCCTGAGACAAACGACCTGCCTCAATAAACTCGTAGTGTTCATAGTCAATAACACAGAGAATAGGATGCTCCGGTGTTATGATCAACGGATCGAATGAATTCGGAGTGTGAATCTCCAAGAGATCATTGTTGTAATAAGCATGTTCCAGTACATTCTCGACGACTTCATCGAAACCGGTTGAATTGATGATTGCATTTTCTTTAGGCGACAATTCACTGATCTTCTTGATGCCTTTCGTAGTATAAATGAGCGTATCTGGAGAGACGCACTGGTCGACATATCTGGCGGTATTATTGTAAACACGCAACATTTCGACGATTCCGTTTGAAGTCCCTCCGGTTCCTGCGATTTCAGTGCCATTAGCACGAACATTGTGAATATGGAGACCAATACCACCCGCCAACTTGGAAATGAGTGCACATTCTTTTAGTGTGTCATAAATGCCTTCAATACTGTCTTCTCTCATAGCAACCAAATAACATGAACTCAACTGCTGAAGTGTTTTTCCTGCATTAAAAAGTGTTGGTGTAGCATGAGTGAATACCTTAGTGCTCATCATATCATAAGTAGTCTTCACTTTTTCGAGGTCATCCCCGTGAATTGCGAGAGAAACACGCATCCACATGTGCTGAGGACGCTCCACAATCTTCTTTCCTGCCTTGAAAAGATATGCTCTCTCAAGCGTCTTAAATCCAAAATAGTCAAACATGAAATCTCGATCATAATTAATCATAGTTTCGATGGCATCTGCGTTAGCACACACCAAATCGTAAAACGTCTTACTAATTGCGGGCATGTGCCTACCAGAAACAGTGCAACTATACTCATAAAGTTCTTTGCAAACTGCGAGCATGCTATTAGACGTGCTCTTCTGGTGATTCGAAATAAGAATACGGCCGGCTAGAACACCATAATCTGGGTGAATCGTCGCCATAGTAGCGGCTTGTTCACCACACAATTCGTCGATTTTAGCGGTTTTCATATTGTCAGTGAGTTGTTCAATCACTTTAATGGCAAGCGTTGTGTAATTTACATTGAGAGAACCGAGCTTGTCAAGCTTGCGAATGCGTTGAACGATTTTGTCAAACATCACTGGTTCTCGGCGACCATCTCGTTTAATCACGAACAGTTCACAGTTATGCATCTTATGTATAATATATAAACAAATAAGGAGTATTTAAATGAATTTGGACAAACATTTTAAATAAAATAATTATATATTATATATAGCAATGTTACGTCTGGTGGTCTTATTTATAGTGGTTTTATTGTTAACAGTAGTTTTTAAATTTCAGACGTCACAAGAAGGAATGCAACCTGCTGATTATTCTTCTCAAAACAACATTTCCGACGATGGCTTGTTGTTAAAAGGATTTTACAGAACAAAGGAGAATCCGGGTATATCACAGCATAGTTCAGAAGATGGCCTGCGACTTTACCCTAAGACGGCAATGTCCAGTTACGAACAGAAGACTAACAACAAACGGCATTGGTTTACTCCTTGTGACGGAAGCAGTGTGCGGTCTGATATGTGTGGAGGCTTGTATAAAGGAAAAGCACTTAAAAAACAGCATCATGTTGTGCCAAGCATGACATCTGGTCGCGTAAACATGTATGATGGGGCTGAGTTTTAATCATCCAGCATCGTTATTTTAATGATTTTTGTTTCTTCTTCCTCCTCATCATCCAAATGATCTATGTTCGTTGTGATGTTGATGGTCATCCCAGCCTGCGACTTTTTTGTGGTAGCGACCTTCTTCACTGGTTTACGGTGGTCAAATCCACTCACTTTTTCTCTCTGAATCGTCTCCCAAGCATGTCGCATTTGGCCAACATTTCCAGCGAACCATTCACGATTGCGAGGGACATAAACGCATGACACCAGATCGAGATGCCAATAAATGTATTTTATAAAGAGGATTCCCGAGTTTCTCTCCATAATTGTATCTGTCCAAGTGTCATACTCCACGGATGTCGCTGTAACAAGCGGACAATACTCGTAAACCGGCGAAGAACCTTTGTAAAACATGGCCATCACACCCTTAAACGCTCCGGATGCTGTTTTGTTGAATGTAACACCGATGTCGGCCTCAAATTCGGCGGATGACGGATATTCCTTAAAAACACACTCTAAAAAGTCGCAATCTTCGAGGTCACACACTTCCATCTGAAGTTGCATTTGAATCCAGTATTCTTTCTTAGGGATGCCAGTTATTTCGCGGTTGACGATGTTCTTGATTTCGAGCATGCGGCCGTATATGGGCGACTTTGGGTCGATGTTGATGCCGTCTGGTGAAGCACCAAGGAATTTGTGAGTTGGGTGAGTGATACAGCCGAATTCTCCGACTTTTGTGGCGTACGTGTGTTCATACAGTTCAACCGAGACGGGTTCGTATCTTTGTCCCCAATGAAGCGGTGAATCCACGTTGACTGCTCCGTATTGCTGGTGAGGCATACACTTGCTGTGGACATATGAGTTGAAATTGGCCTGCGAATCCAGAACCTTCCACGCGGAACTGGCCGTGATAAGTGCATGTCGCTGTTCATACCACTCGGCAGTGCGTTGGTCGGATTGGTCAGTGGCTTGAAGAGCGGCTAGTTTGGTTGGTAAATTGGCAGCCGGAGTGGTCACGACAACCGTTGTTCTGTCACTCTCACGCGGATGTTGTGCATAGAACGATTCGATTGCGACATTTAGTGTCTCTTCGAATGCATCTTCGTCGAGAATTTCGTCTTCAATAATCGAATCAAAGTGTTCTCGGACACAGGATTTCATGATTTCTTTGTATTTCGGGTCGGAGACGATGGTAGGATTGTTATGGGCAATTATCTCAGTGATTTCTCTCAATAGTTCTCCGTCGTCGGATTCCTCAATTTCTTCTTCAATAAACTCATTTGACGGGTCACCGAAATCTGTGAACTTCTTAAACAACACCGGTTCGTCTGGTTCGTCTTTATCATGAACATTCATAATGATAAACGCATCCATTAAATCCTTTATTTCGCAAATTATGGGACAATCTGTCATATCAAGCGCTTCAATCATTTCAAGAATTATTTTTTGGCCATCAGCATCATACATTAAATCAGTAATCATTGAATAAATGTTTTGCTTCTTTATGTCATTGTCATCTGTGCTGGTTTCCATGTATTCGATGATTACATTGAGTTCATCGTCGACGCATTTGTCCGGGAAGAACCGGTTGAATACTGTTATGACAACCGACATGGTTGCGAGAGAACTTTCGTCGAACATGTTTGGATTCAAGATGTTATAGAGTTATAGAGAGAAATGTTTAATATCTTTTAGCCATTCTTTGGTTCTATTTCAATTTTGGCAATTGGCAATGAGTCTTGTGTTCTTTTTAATATAATTTTATTTCTTATTATGTATCCTGCTGATAAAGTGATGAGAACGAATTCCGATGAACTTCTGACAATCATCGGTAAATCATTGTTGTTCGTGCTGTAATATATCCATATACTAGAGGAACAAATATTTAATAAACAAAAAATAAGAGACAGAGTGTTTGTGCTTTTGTTTTTATAAAGCAAAAACATAAATAGTATTCTGGCTATAATCGATATAGATGTCGCGCTATAAGGCAGTTCAACACTCATTTGGTTTCTTTATTGTTAATAAATAATTCAGATGGTTTTATGTCATTTTTATCATCGGTATTCGTGACACATACGCCACAATGATCCTCATTTGCCATTTTAACTTTGTCTCTTATGATGTTGTTGCAATTGTTTATTTTCCATCTGCCGAGCTCGAATTCCTTTGTTTTATTGCCAAATGGCAATAGTCTTTTGATGTTTGAAATCAGACGATTCATGTTGAGTTTGAGTTTGAGTTTACTTCTATATACATCATTTCAATTTTTTATGATTCATCGCTTATTACTAGTTGACTGGGCTTCTTTTTAGTCGGTGCTAGATTTTTAAGTGTGCTCGGCTTCTTTTCAGTGTCTTTAAGTGTAAATTTACGTGTTTGCTTGTTAAAAATGAGACCATTAACTTTTGCTAATTCTCCATTCTCGAAGACAACGTCCTTGTTCTTGTGTAATTTCTTGCGATCAATTGCTGAACGAAGATATTCCTTGGTGGACGTAACTTCAGTGTCACATAATCCATGTTCGGTCGAGAGAATACTAGATACATAAGTATTTAAACACATTGCCTTGTCTGATTTCGGTAGTTTATTCCAAGTAGCAGGCTTATCAGTTTTCTCTGTTTCTAATGCAGCGTTAACATTCGTCGTATTCTGTATTTCAGGCGTTAATTTTCCTTGAATGAGCATGGTTTTGTATTTTAAGTTTTTTAATTGATTCATTGTTTTGTTTCTTAAAACATTATATTGATATGGATTTAACTAGATTTTACTATAATATACAAAATACTTAAGATGAGTAAGGTTATTGTCATTAAAGAAAAGGAAACAGTGGAGAGAAAGCAAATGATTGAAGTAGAAACGGCATGGTTCGCAGAAAATGCACAATTAAATTATGCGAAAAACTTGTTTCTTTCTGTACCATTTGAGGCTGAATCGCTTGTACGTCGTGAATTGGCTCACAAATTGGCGGGATATAAGCAACAAGACGTGAAAAAGGAGAAGCATGAAGGAGAGAAGTTTATAACATTTGATGAAGTTGTGGAATTGCTTGTTGTCTCTCAAATGAGGTGTAAGTATTGCATGAAACAGGTATTTATTCTTTATGAGAAACAGCGAGAGAAGGTACAATGGACACTTGATAGAATAGATAATGAGCAAGGTCACAACAATGGTAACGTTATTGTCGCTTGTTTGGACTGTAATTTGAGAAGAAGAAGGCTGGATTCCGACAAATTTAAGTTTACAAAACAGATGAATTTAGTAAAAATCGATGATTGAATTTCTCTCCACATGGTAAATTGACGAATGGAAAGGGACTTGGACATTTTAACTATCAGGCAACAAGTTGAAGAAGAAGAACAAACTATTCAACCACAAGTTCAGCAACAAGTTTGGAGATATGGAGAGAAACCAATAAAAACACCGAGGGTTACGCAACAAATGACGCAATCATCACAAAATATGACGCAATCTTCTATACAAAACAAGAAGTTCACTCGGGATGCAATTAATAGTCGCATGGGAGACCGTGATATGCTTGCTCAGGTAGGTGGCAACCCATTTCTCTCCAATAATAACTATGTTAACGATATAGCAAATAGGGATCAATATTTATTAGCACGAGATTCCAACTTTAATTAATCAAAACCGCAAAAACTGACTTAAATAAGTATTTTATAACTATTCAGTAAACTAACAACAAATGTCACTTTCACTCTCAACACAAAATGATTTACTGATGAGCCGTTTAAAGGCATTTTATGGAGAGGATAATCATGTGAATATGAAGAAAATTCTGCCTTATATTAATGGGGATTCGAGCATTTCTCTCCGTTTAATTGATTGGTTTGTTACAAATTATTCTAAGAAGAACTACACTGTGTATCCAGTAGAGAGAAATAATGCAAACATACGTTTCAAGGTATTCATTGATTATAAACTACGTCTTAGAGCATATGGAAAGAAGAAGTTTGACCCTTTTTGCCGATGGGAGAGAATCACTATGCCTTATGAAAATGAGACCAAGATTGAGACTACTATAGGTCAACTCAACTTCTTTAAGTGGGCATTGGAAAATAATATTCTAAAATTCATTGAAGATCATCGGAGAGAAATCGAAGAAGACATGAATACACGCAATTTAAATGTTACTATGAAGAATACTATAAATTCACCGGCATCACTGACATCCACCAATAAAACACGCAAGAAGCGTCAGGAACTTTCTCTCTCTGCAACCAAAAGCATCAAGAAGGAAGAGGTCGAAATTATTGTCCGATTTAATAC